GAACCTGCTCCGTTATTAACAGAAACTCCAGCCGGTGCGAGAACGCTAGATTGATAACTTGAAATACTTGCAGTTGAAGCACCTAGAGCGGCGATCTTTGCGGCGGTATCTGCTAACTTTTGTTGCAAGTCATCCAGTTGCTTCATCGTGGCATCTGAGATTGCTTGCGTAGATTTGTTAAACGCATCTTGAGCGGCGTTGAGCGAATCAGTTAAGGTTTGGTTAGCCTTCTGCAAAGCAAGATCGCGAGCGTCTGCGGCGGCCTGTGTAGCCTTATTTAAGGTGTCTTGAGCCGTAGTCATAGCACTATTAAACGAATCGTTTTCCTTAGCGATTGCGTCTTGCATAGCGGCAGAGTTAGCGGCAAGCTGAGTTGTTAAAGTAGTGCCAACTGCGGCATATTGCTTCGCGAGCGCATCGGTAGCAAAATTGGTGCCATCATTCATCTGGGTTGCTAGATCATTAAGACCATTTTGCGAAGTGTCTTGAATCTGAGCGTAAAGAGATTTGATTGAATCTTGGGTAGCAGGAGCGGCAGTCAAAACGGACTGTGCGAGAGCATCACCCTGCGCTGGTCCTTGCGAGATTACTTCGTTGATGAAAGATTGATTGTAACCTTGCGCGGCTAACTGTCCAGCATCTTGTTGAAGTTTTGTAATTTGTGACATTTGATCTTGCAACTGAGATACAAGCGCATCGGCGGTTCCGCCACCTGCGGTGAACAATTTGCCAAGATCGATCTTTGTTGCGCTGGCGAACGCGTTAGTCATTACATCAATCGAATCTTGAATGATTTTAACGCGATCGTCAGCGGCAGTTTGTTGCAACTGAGTAGCCTTATCAGCGTAAGTTTGCTGAATGTTGAGAAGATTTTGCTCGTGCGTAGTCTGAAGATTTTCTACAGTCGTGTTGTAGTTATCCTGAGCAGTCTGCATCGCATCTTGATATTTGCTCTGAATATCTTGGCTATCTTGAGAGAACTTATTCTGCGCATCGGTAATCGCTTGATCACGAGTAGCGGCGGCGGCATCCATCTTTGTTTGGCGATCGGCTAGAGCCTGATTCATCTGATCTTCGAGAGTTACTGCTTGATCGTTGTAAGTCTTGATCTTTGCATTACGAGCGGTCAATGCTTTTTCTGCGGCAGTAGCGGCTTTGCTAACATTTCCAGCGGCACCTAGTCCACCGGTAACGCCAGAATCTCCACCTGCGCCAGTTGTGCCAGCGGTGCCGAGTTGATCTGCAAGAGAAGCCCCGCTAATGTTGATTTGTTTATTCGCAAGGCTATCTAAACTCTTGCTGAAATCACCGATCTTGGTTGCAGCTTCGTCAATTCCAGAGCCGATGCCCTTGAACATCTTTCCAATAATAGGCAAGTGAGAAGCGGCATCTACTACCTTAGCGATCGCTCCGACTAGGTAACCGAGCGCATCAATGATAACTGTAATAACATCAACGACTGCCTTACGCAATCCTTCGTGGGTATTCCAGAGATCAACGAGAGCCTTAATCCAAGCCCCGATTGTATTTTTGTAAAGGAACTCAATGCCCGGAATGATCACGCTGGTAATGAACTCCATCAACTTTGTAAGGATAGGCATAACGACTGCGCCCACCTTCACGGCTACATCGTCAAACTTTGCCTTGAGGACTTCCATTTCGCCAGCGAATGTTTGCGTGTATCCGATCGCTTGACCACCGATTTTAGCGTTAAGTTCATCCATCGCCTTAGCGATAGCCTGATTTTTAGGCAAAGTCGTATCGAGAGTGATACCGAACTCCTTGAAAGCCTTAGCGTTACCCATCGTGGCTTTTTCAAGAGTGCCAGCGGCAGTTGCTAAATCTTCGTGCTTGTAACGGGCAAGATCAGCTGCCATCGACATCAACTTGGTTGATTCAGTAACAGATCCGGTCGCAGTTATAAGTTTGTTATAGGCATCCTCAGATTGAGCGGTGCTAAATCCAAGACTGCTCATTTTCTCAGTAGTGGCTTGGATTTCTTCGCGATTCGCGGCAGTATTCACCTTTGCGTTATTCATCGAGGTCGAGAGAGATTCAGTAGCGACTTGGGTATTTTGAACTGCTTGGATAGCAGAGTGCAATCCCTCAGTCAAAAGCGAAAGACCCTCAGTCATCACGTTACCGGCAAACACGCCGAGCATTGTTGTCTTGAGAGATGAGAACTTGGACTCTTGATCCTTAGCCGTATCGCCGATCTTATTCAGACCAGCGGTTGCTTCCTGAACTGCGGCGGTAAGGTTGGAAAGTTGTACAAGTATTTCAACATTTAATGGTGGGATGTCACCTGCCACGGCTATGCTCCCATCGCTCTTGAAACTTCGTCACGAATATATTGAGAAGCCCGACCGGAAGTTACTAAGTAATCCCGCGCTGGCATCATATAAGGATATTTTACCCCACCTGACCATCTTGACGAGCCAAGTTCAACAGCTCTGGCATATTCAGCACCCGAAGTCGCGCTTGCTACATAAGATTCAAAACCTTGTCGGCGTACTGGGTTGCCTTGTATGTTTCTGAAGAGATTGCCCGTTGCATAGTTCGGACCTTCGCCATCTCTCGGACCGATATGAGGGTTGTAACGAAGTCTGTTATTTTTCTGTATCGGCGGATTCTTAACTTGACTCGCAATAGATTGAGCGCGAGCGACAAGATCACGAGTAATGAGCCGAGTAGCGTTAAACCCAGCATCATCCATACGCCCCTGCCAAGCATCTAGCGCGGCAAAGACTTCGTTTCGGTTGTCGCTCAACGCTTCTCCATCTTCTCGATCTTCACTTCTTCGACTGCATCTGCAATCGCTAAAAGCCAATCTGCCTTGACTGCTGGCAAGTTATCAACCTGCTCCGGAGTCCAACCAAATCGATCAGCGAACTTGAAATAAAACCACTCCGTTGTGGGATATTCCAAGTCCTCTGATTTCTGAAAGCCGCGAAGTAAATCTTTGAGGCGTTCTAGTTTCCTGTAACTGCTTTTGGGTCGCTTGCGTTCTCCACGCTATCGCTGAGATCAGGGAACAGTTCTTTTGTAAGGTTTTCTGTTTCCTTCATCAAAGCGGTGTAATCAGGGATTGAAAGTTCTTCGATTGAATCAACTTTGACCGAAGGAACCAAAAGATCAAATGACCAATCTTCGATGATAGCGGCGAGTAGCGCGTTACCGATAGCAATACCTTTTTGCGCTGAACTGCCTTCATCTCCGGCGATCATAATTCGGTTACGATCTTTGACTTTTAATTCAGTAGCATCTTTGATGGTTACAGTTGCGCCTGAAGGTAGTGAAATCTTGCGTGACATTTTGCCCCCTTGTTGTTTGCCTTAGCCGTTATCTTAGCAAATCTAGGCAATAGGGGCGCGGGATTCGCGAAGGCTGGCGAGTCAACCTGCCGCCCCTACTGCGTTCTAGTTTAAGCGACCGAAGTCGTTACGGCGTTCTTAATAACCCACTTGATAGGTGAGTAGCCAACTGTGCCAGCATCAGTCAGGTTGCCCTGAGCGTTGAAATCAACGATGCACTCAACGAAATCCTTTGAGCGTTCGATAACTGCGAGTGTGTAAGCACCCTTAGTCATTGTTGCTTGGATTGATGTCTGAGATGCGCCTGTTCCTGAAGTCCAGTTAAAGACGAGAGCAGGTTGTGTGTTTGTGAGGTAGTTTGTGAGCTGAGTATCGTTTTCCATAATGAAAGTCGCTTTGCCAGAAACTTCCAACGCACCGAGGAATACCTGATACGGAGTCTGCACATTTGAGATTCCATAGATAGGCGTAACTGGACGCTTCATATCGATATTGCCCATTGTGTTGTTAGAAATTGTTGTACCAGCAACGCTAACAGTTCCGTACCATACTGCGGTTGGCAATACAGTTGAGAACGAAGGTGTTGGTGTTGAAACTGTTGCAGACTGCCAGCCTGTTGACTTAGCGTCATATTCGAGAAGTCCGTCAGCACTCCACTTGAGAGAGAAGTCTGAGAACTGATGACCTGTCCAAGTACGCACATTCGCGCCATAGAAATCGAGGATTGTGTAGGCAGAAGGCTGAGCATCAGCGGCGGCAGTTGCAGAGTTCTTTAGAGCGAGGGTGTGAGTGTAAGGGGCTGAGCCAGTTACGACATCTTCACCAAGTACGCCAGAAAGAGGATAGATTACTGTGTCAGCGAAAACTGCTCCGCTGAAATCAAAAGTTGAGTGAACGCGACCTTGAATGTAGTTGTAATTCTTAACGATAGATCCACGCAAGCCCTCATCATAAAGAGGCGTGAAAACATCTTGTGGCTTAACTGAGGATGCAGTTACAGGAATGTACGCAGTTGGAGTTGTGACTGCGGTACCTTTAGTGGATTCTTTGGCGATTCCAATATAACTGCGGGCTGTATTTTGGACTGACATTTACTCACGCTCCTTGCGTTGTATCAGACGGGGCTGATGGTGTAGTTGCTGGTGTTGTTTTCTTTGGTGCAGAAGCGAGAGCGACATCAGCTGAGATAACCTCGTCAACGGAATCGAAAGTATCGCCGGGCTTAACAGTCAATCCGAGAGTTGGAAACTCACGAACTTCATCTCCGTTGTATTGGTATGTTGCCATTGTTCTCCCTATGCCTGAATCATTTGAGTAACATCGAATCGAATCTCTGCGAAGGTTTCCGTTGCTCCGTTGTCCGAAGTTGTAGGCTCTCCGTAGATACAATCGATTATCGGCTCCGCTCCTTGCCAGACATTCACTTGAGTGGAATCACCGAAGTTGTGACTAGCGCGTAGCGTGTTCTTGATGTTGTCGATAAGTGTATCAAAATCCGACATAGCATCTTCGGCGTTATTCTGTAAAGAGTGGTGAAAGATTTGCAATACGACTTGGAAATCAACACGCTTCCAACCATTAGTTGCGCCACCAATAGCCAAACGGGTTTCGCGCTCGCTCGCAATAAAGATTACGGCGGCGGCACGGCTCATCTGCCCAGCTGTTGCGTTTACCTGATAGTTGATGCGTTTTGGGAAAGAGGTAAAGACTTGGTTCAGCCCAGAAATGCTTGCGCCAGTAAGGTAACTGTAAAGCGTAGAGCGTAATTGAACGCGACCGACATTTGCCATTAGCGCATACGCCTAAACGGAGCGAGCAACTCTTTAGCGAGCGCAATATCAGAGCCGATAATGTCTTGGACACTTGGACCACTGCTTGCGCGGGTCGTAACTGCCATTGTGAGCGAGTTATCTCCACGAACCTTGAGGAACTCGGTCGTTGCTAAGATCGCCGCTTCCTTGACTGCCTGTGGCATATTTCCAATGGCTACGCCAGATGAGTGCGAGTATTTCAAGGTGCTAGTAATGGCTACTGTATTAGAGCCATACACATACGAAGGTGATACTACGACCTGCTCGGTATTCTGACCATCGTAAATGGTAATTACAGTTCCGGCAGTCAATCCAATTGGATCGATCATTGTGAAAGATGCAGAACCCGCAGTCGCAGATGAGATCAAGCCATTACAGAAGCCGGCGCAATAGTTATACGAAGCGTAAATACGAGAGCGAACTGTTGGCGGGAATCCGAAAGACAACGGACCTTGCGAAGAATAAGAAAGACCGATCTGGCTCATAGGGTAAATGATCTGGGATTTCTCAAACCAGACTGACTGCAAAGCCCCATCGGTTACCGGCACCATATTAGTTGGAGTTGCGCCATAAGATAGAGAGTTGAGTGCCACGACATTGTTGTAGTCGGGCGAGATGACCATAAAGCCCTCTTGCGTGATGCGTGTACGAGATTGCTCTTGGAAGTTTTGAGCGATCAAAGGTTGGTTGACATAAATGTCGATCCACGATGAAGCGCGTTGGATTACGGAAGCCAACTCTGCATCTTGTTGAGCAGATGTTCCGCCAGTAACAAGGTTGTTGTAATCAATCGCAGTCGGAGCGTTTTTATATTCAGCGATTGTTAGATACGAACCTGATTGAAACTGTGTTATTGGCGAAACTGCTGAAGTCATTTTTAATCTCCGTCTGTTTTAGGTGAAGCCATATCGTGACCGCAACGTGAACACAATTTGAACCACGAACCAAAGCCGCAATTAACGCAATTATACCCGCGTTCGTTATCGCCTGTTGTATGTAATGCTAAGTTGCCTTCGGTAAAACCCTCTGCCTTAAGAGCTGCAATATCTTTGGGATTATCTGTGCGATACAACCCATCGCGACCTGCGCGTAAAACTTTCTTTCCAGATTGTCGATTGATTTCTACTTCTTTAGCGAAACCATCTCTTGGTACTAGTCTTGCCATCTTTGCCCCCTTGATTTATAGAACAAGGAGAGAGCCCGAAGACTCTCCCCTCATCCCTTTGCTTATTACTAAGCGGCTGTGATACCTGAAACGATTCCGTTCCAAGCAGGTGCAGAACAGAAGAATGTTCCGCGGAAGTAAGTTGAAAACTCGTAGGCAAACTGGGTGACCGGCCATTGGATTCCCATATAGTCCTGTACGAGGTAGTTAGCCCATACATCCGAAACCTCTGTGTCAGGAATTGGAAGTGTGTATGACATAACTGGAGCAACGCCCTGTGGAAGCCAAGGGTGAACAGTGATGTCGAGTGACTTTCCTGTTGTTTCGTTGACGATTCCGTTAACGACTGAACCGAATGTAACTCCGGTTGCTTCGTCTTGAGAAATCTGTAGGCGGTAGTTAGCGTTTGCAGAACCCTTGATTGCATCAGAGAGTTGCTTACGATCTGAACCATTCATCAAAATCTCATCTGGATCAGCCTTTACTGAGTTGTAAAGGTTAGCGA